TCATGTGCGTCCAATACCTGACGCAGTAATAACAATAGAGATAATATTTGGGAATGGCATAACAGCCCTTTCTGACTCTAATACAAGCAATACAGTGCTAACACGCCATCCAGATTGTTATTTATATGGGTCTCTTGTTGCAGCGCATACCTTCTTAATGGATGAGGCAAGGGCTACACAATACGATGCGTTGTTTAGTCGAGCCTTAACAGAGATAAAAAGAGATACGCAACAAGCACGTTTTGGCGGTGGAGCGTTAACTATGAAACAAGACTTTGGTGCTACATGATACCTTTTGGAGAGTGGCTACCTGACCAAAGTGATTTAGGTTCAGTAGGTACAACAGTGGCTAAGAATGTTATTCCGGCTGCTAGAGGTTATAGACCTTTTTTGGGATTAGCTGAGTTATCAGCAGCTACGGATGCCCATCTACGCGGTTTTTTTGGGTCTATTGATAGTGGTGGCACAGTGCATTTATTTGCTGGTAACGCTACAAAGTTGCTTAAATTGAACAACACTACGGCTGCCTTAACAGATGTAAAGAGTGGCGCATATACATTAGCTAGTGACGATCAATGGAAATTTGTGCAGTTTGGTAATAGTGTGTATGCAGCAAGTGGACTGAGTAATTTGTTGCAGAAATACACCATTGGGTCTTCTAGTGCTTTTGCCGATGTCTCTGGGTCTCCAAAAGCAAAACATCTTGCGGTTATAAGAGACTTTGTTGTAACAGCAAACAATAATACTAGCTCTACAAACAACCCTTTTCGAGTGCAGTGGTCACAGATTAATGATGCGGATACATGGACTACTGGCACTAATCAGGCTGACTTTCAGGATATACCTGACGCGGGTAATATCACTGGCTTAGTCGGTGGTGAATACGGAACGATATTATTAGAAAGAGGCATAGTGCGTATGCAATATGTGGGTACGCCTCTTATCTTTACTTTTGACACTGTAGAGACAGGGCATGGATGCCAATATCCAAACTCGGTATCGGCTACATCACCACAGCAAATATTCTATTTAGCTGACGATGGCTTTTTTATGTTCAATGGGCAACGCAGTATTCCCATAGGTGCAGAAAAGGTCGATACGTTTTTCTTTGATGATCTATCGCCTAATCATATAAACAGATTGAGCTGCGCCATAGACCCTGTAAATCAGGTGGTTCTATGGAGTTATGTTTCACGAGAAAGCATCTCTGGTGAGCCGGATAAGATAATTATGTATAATTATGCGGTTAATAGATGGTCATTAGCTGAAATAGGACATGAGTTTATTGGCACAATTGTATCGCCAAACTTCACACTTGAGGCACTTGATAATATATCCAGTAGCTTAGACGCACTAGGTACATCTTTGGACTCACGCTTCTTTAGAGGTGGTCAGAGTGCCTTTGCTGCAAGTTCAAGTAGTAAGATTGCGTCCTTTACTGGAGAAGCATTGTCTGCAACGCTAGAAACAGGAGAGTTTGAGCCAGCAAATCTCAGAAAGTCTCTTGTAAAAAGCGTAACACCCTATGTTACATCGAAAGATGTAGCTCCTACCCTCACTGTTTCAGTGGGGTCGCGTTCTCGACAGATTGATACTGTATCCTTTACAAATACTGCTCAATTAAATTCTGATAATATCGTACCCGTCAGAAGTAATGGACGGTATCATCGTGTTCGCGTTACTGCTAGTGGTACTTGGCGATATGCTTTAGGTGTTGATGTTGATGCTGTAGGTTTAGGAAGACGATGAGTGTTGGCTTTTCTAAACTACCACAGCAAGGTGGAGACCCTAGGGCTGTTGCCAGTGCCGTTAATTTACTTATAGATGGCAAGCTAAACTCTACTGGCACATTTACTCTAACAGCTAGTGCAACAAGCACTACAGTGACAGATTTAAGGGCTGGTAGTAACTCTGTCATCTTATACACGCCTATTTCAGCCAACGCTTCTGCGGAAGTGGGAAACGGCACAATATTTATATCTGCACGAAATAAACAGAGCTTTGTAATTACCCATGCAAACAATTCACAATCAGATAGAAATTTTATTTATGTAGTTTTGGGATGAAATTTCTGCCTGTTCCAGTGGAATATCTGGATGAAAAATGGCAAGAGATTGCGCCTATTCTTAATAAAGCTGTCTGCTTATCACCACGAAAAATAGACATATCTGATGTTTATGAGGCAAGCAAACTTGGTGCATACCTCGTTTGGACAGTAGAAGAAGAGGACACAATACTTGCTGTTGTAACAACACGAATGATTTACTACCCCAAGGGCTATGCGTTAGCTATGGATTTTGTGGGTGGTACACGCATGAAAGAGTGGTTGCCAATGGTGCAAAAAACTCTTGAGGCTCATGCAAAGCATAACAAATGTATCCATCTTGAGGCTTTTGGGCGTAGAGCATGGGGCAAATATTTAGAGAAACTTAGCTGGTATCCAGCGTATATTACTTATCATAAGGACTTATAAAATGGGAAAAGGTGGCGGTGGCGGTACTCAAACTGTTGTAAACACACAGGATATTCCTCCCTTTCTAAGAGATCAATTAATTCAGACATTTGGAGAGGTTGAAAACTTTAGACCACGCTCTGACACTGTTGCCTCTGTTGCTAATCTAACAGCCGATCAAAGAGCGTTTCAACAAGGTATTAGAAACCTAGCTAATAATACTCCGGCTGGTATAGCAACGGCAGAACAGACTTTTAGAGATGTTGCGCGAAGCCAACAGATAGACCAAGGCAATTTACGTAACTTACTTGGCGCAAGAGATACGTTTCAAGACCCTTTTCAAAATCAAGCACCAATTGATTTGCGCGGTCTGCAATCTGTTACTGGTGAGAAAGATGCTTTTGAAAATCCATTAGCACCAGATGCTGGAATAGATACTTCAGGACTGCAATCTCTTAGAGGCGAAAGAGATGCTTTTATAAATCCTCTTGCTGGTGGAACAGGCATTGATACATCAATTCTTCAAGCACAGACGCAAGCACAAACGTCACCTTTATTACAACAGCAATTAAACACTGCTATACAAGGGGCTGTTGACCAGGCAACATCCCAATATGCTTTGGGTGGTCGATTAGGCTCTGATAGTTTTGCTGATGCTTTGGGCGGTGGTGTAGCAAGTGCTGCTGCGCCTATTCTAAATCAAGCAGCACAAGCTGATGCAAATAGACAGCTTCAAGCAGCGCAAGCATTAGCCAATGCTCAAAGAGCAAGTGGTGCATTAGCGTTACAAGGAGCGCAGACAGATGCAACTCTACAGGCACAGGAACTTGGAAGACTTAGTGATGTTGAGAGGTCAATTATTGATGCTGAAAGGGCAAGAGGACAATTACAATTGTCCGGTGCAGAAACCGATGCGTCACTTCAGGCACAAGAAAGGGCAAGACAATTACAAGCCTTGCAATCGGTCGCTGATGCAGAACAAGCCTCTGGTGCTTTGCGGTTATCAGGAAGAGAAACAGATGCACAGTTTGCTCAACAGGATTTACAAAGGCAGTTAGATGCAGCGCGATCACTAGCTAATGTGCAGCAAACAGAGACAGCGCAAGCCTTACAAGCTGCGTCACAACTCCCACAGTTTCAAGGATTGCAATTGCAGAGATTAGGCGCATTGGGAGATATAGGCGCACAAAATCAAGCCTTGGTGCAAGCACAATTCAACAGACAGGCACAAGTAAATGCAGCACAAAATCAAGCTAATCAGCAAAGAATTAATAATTTACTAGCTGCTATTGGCTCAAGAGGACAAGCGTTGCCAGGGGGTACTTCAACACAAACCGGTCCAGGTCGTTCTCCTTTAGCTGGTGGATTAGGTGGTGCGTTAAGTGGTGCTGCTCTTGGGTCTCAGATAGGGGCAATAGGTGGACCGATGGGAGCATTAGTTGGCGGTGGATTAGGATTATTGGGGTTAATATAGATGGTTGAAAGATTACAAGGACTTTTAGGAAATATCGGTAGCTCTCTTAATAATATGAGTCTACCAGCATCACTAGGATTGCTAAGTAGTGGCGTTAGTATTCTTGAGGGCAATCCAATAAGTCAATCAATTAATACTGGGTTTCAGACTTTTGGTGGGTTGACGCAGATAGATCAACAGCGAAGACAAAGAGAAGGTATTGAGGCTCTTAAAAAGCAATACGCAAACAATCCTAAAATATTATCTCTCATAGACGCAAATCCAACTGCTGCTCTCAATGCTATAACAACAAGAGCTTTGACCCCAGTAGAAACCTTTGAAATTGTACCTCAAAATGAGTTACCTGATGTTTTGAAGGGCAAAGGTGTTTTCCAAAGAAGCAAAACAACAGGCAAGATAACTCAAGTAGGTGGGCAAACTGACCCTTTGCTTGCTGCATTAATGGCAAACAATACAACTGCAACTGGTCAAACTCCCTCTGCTGGCACTGAAGCCATGATGATTAATGGCAAAAAAGTAAAAGCAAGAAAATTAGAGGGTGATTTTGAAATATTAATTTTAGAAGATAATAGCGTTGTCAAAAGACCGATACAAGGAACAAAAACGGCACAGCTTGAGGAACAAAGAGAAAATCAAGCTACTTTAAAATTTGATCAGGTATTAGAAAAAAGAAATTTACTTACTAGTAAAATAGATGAGGCAATATCTTTAATTGAAAATGAAACTCTTACATCGCCTGTCACTGGTCTAACAGGAACTACAGCCTCTAATATTACTGGAACAAATGCTTATAATTTAAATTCTATTCTTGAGACTATAAAAGGAAATATAGGTTTTTCTGAGTTAATATCTTTAAAAGAACAAGGTGGTTCATTAGGGGCTATAAGTGAAGCAGAATTAAGGGGTCTCCAACAAGCATCTGGTAACATAGACCAAGGCTTAGATAGTGATGTATTGACAAAAAATCTAAATGATTTGAAGGCACGAATAAACAGGCAAGTTAATTCAGCAAGTAATATATTTTTCAAGCAGTATCCACAATTTAAAGAAAGATATGGAGACACTTCTATTCCACAACCCACTTTTGTTGAAATAGATGCAGCAAATATATCTCTAGAGGATTTGCGGAAAAAAATTGGCGATAATTTGGACTTCAATAGATTAACTGATGAGGATTTGCTTACAATTATGGGTCGTATCCAATCTGGAGATTTAAAAGATGGATAGAGACCAGATAATATCTTTCATTCAAAACAGATTACAAAGAGAAGTCACTCCTCCTCCAAAATTTGGAACAAATTTAGTAAGAACAGCCGTTGGTCAAGGCTTTTTGTATGGCTTTGGCGATGAAGCCGAAGCATATGTGCGATCAGTTTTAGGTGAAGAGACATATTCTCAAAACCTTGAGCAAATAAGAAATGAAATAAAAATATTCAGAAAAAATAATCCAAGAACAGCAATATCAAGTGAAATACTAGGTTCTCTTCCCACGAGTTTTGCTGGTGCTGTTGCTTTAGGAAAATTAGGATTGAAAAGCCCTGTTCTTGTGGCTGGTCTAGAGGGATTTACCTATGGATTTGGAACAGGAGAGAATGATGCAAAAGATAGAGCAACTCAAGGTGCAGTGTCTTCAGCATTAGCTGCTGGACTTACAAAGTTTATTGGAAAGGTCTCTGCAACACCTGAAGCTGAAATGCTCATTGATAGAGGTGTACGCTTAACTCCTGGTCAAACATTAGGAGGAGCAGCAAAAAAATTAGAAGACGCAAGTACAAGCGTTCCACTTGGTGGCTCTGCTGTAACTGATAAACAATTTAGAGCTAGAAAAGACTTTAATATTGCTTCTATAAATCAAGCTTTAGAGCCTTTGAAAGATAGCATACCATCCAAGCGATTCATTTTTGATCAAAGTACGGCTATTCCAGATGCTATTGAACAAGCCACTGCGTTCATTGATAAAGCTTATAAAGGTGCTTTGACAGATGATTTGAGTCTAGTAAATGCAAGAACTGTTCTCGACAGTATAGAAGAAAATGTTGAAAATTTAGTTTTAACAGAAAATGCTCAAAAAATAGTAAACAAACAAATTAAAAAAGTAATTAGTCCTAGAATAAGAAATGGTGAGTTAAAAGGCGCAGAGATTAAATCAATTGACGAAGATTTGGGTAAATTAATCACAAATTTTGGTAAAGGTACATCAGGCTCAAGAGAAGTTGCACAAGCACTTAAAGAAATCAAAAGTATTTTTCGTAATGAATTATTGGTTCAAAATCCAACCGCATCAAAACAACTAAGAGATGCAGACAAAGCATATAGAAATATGATGCCAATTTTAAGGGCAACAGTAAGTGCTGCAAAAAATGATGGTGTTTTTACTCCGAATATGTTGATGCAAGGTATTAAAGCTTCAGACCTCACAAAAAGAAAAATTAATGTTTCTCCTCTC